TCGCCCCGCACTGGCGGCTGATGCGGGGTTGTCTCGTCGGTCGTGGCGTCGGGCAGCGCGAACGGGGGCTTGGGCATGGTGATGTGGCTGTATGGGCCGTAGCGGCGGGTCATGCTGTCACCTGCTTGGTGTGGGCGTCGAGGGCGCGCAGCAGTCCGGCCTCGGCATCCTCTATGCGCTCGAACCAGCCGGAGGCGGTGCATTCTTTTGCATCCTCTCTCGCGTCACGCCATTCGGCCATCGCCTCTGCCAGCCGCTCTGCGTCGGCCTTCCATGCGTCACGGTCGGCCTCTGCGGCCCGCGCCCGGCGATGCGCCCCATCTGTCAGGGCGCGTTCGGTTGTCAGGGCGCCATCCATCGCCTCGATGCGGTCGGCGGCCTCGCGGGGTGCGCTGTTTTCGCCGGGGTGGCCCTCGTCGCTCTCGCTGAACCAGTAGGCCGGGGCGCGCAGTCGCTTCACCAGATCGCTCATCCCCTCGCCTCCACGCGATACGACGCCGGGTCGATGGTGCCTGCCTCGCGCTTGGCGATCTCGTCAGCGATGTAGAACGCTGCCTTGCGAAGGTCCTCGATGGCGGCGCCCTTCATGTCTGCGCGCCAGATATATTTCATGGCATTGCCCAAATTAAAGCCCATCCAACGGGTAATCGTCAGGCATTCCACGCCGGACGGATGGCTGTTGTAATGAGCGGGATGGCTCACTGGGTCGTGGTCCATGGCGGGCGCACTGGCATCCATCACGCGCTGGATCGTGGCGTCGTCGGTAGCGGCAGGGGCGCGGGAGACGATGCGCCAGTCATCGTCCGTGCCCTCCCATGTTTCTTTGTCGCCGAACCTGATGCTCGTCAGGGTGAACGGCTCTTCCTTGGACAGGTCCACCGCATCCACCCGGAACATAATCCCATCAGTCGAGACCACATCCCCCGGCTTGACGTCCAGTTCGCGCAGGGTGCCCTCGGCGGGTGCTGGTGCGGCGTAGGTCCACTCGGCGATGAGGTCAAGGCCGGGGTTTTCGTGGGCAATCGGGTTGAACGTGCATCCACGCCCATCAGCCCGCCACGCCATGTCGGGATCGTCTCCTTTGGCACGATTGAGCCACGGCCAGTGGTCGTTGCGGTTATTGGCGAACAGTGGGCCCACGCGGCGCCCGCTCCGCGTCCGGTAGAACCCGCCTTCGCGGATGGTGAGCTTGTTCTCGGTCATCTCGGTCGCCCTCCTTGGCGATGCTCCCTGTGAGGTGGTGCGCGCGGCGAGCCGGGGGAGAGCCAGCGTTCGGTGATCATCCTAGCCGCGCAGGTAGAGCATGGCATGAGATGCTGGTGCTTGGCAAGTTACTTCTGCCGGTTCCAGGCGCGCCATTCGTTGCGGCTCGGAAAGAGCATCCAGCCGCCGGCAACTCGTGCGATCACCACGGCGGCAGGATAGTTCCGCGCGACTGTGCTGCGGCTTTTCATCAGGTGGTCGGTGTCGGCGATGAATTTCGGCATGGTTTCGTCTCCTGATGTTCTGTGTCGGCAGGTGGCCCAAAAGCCCATGGTCGGGGCCGGGCTTTGGGCCACCATGCGCGGTAGTGTCACTACCGCTAACACCCTCTTATATATATATATTTTCAACAAGGATAGGATAGGATAGGGGGGGGTGGCCCAAATGCCCATGCTTTCTCAGAATGGAAGGTGGGGTCGCGGGGGTTCCTGTGTAGTGACATAACGTCGTGTCACTACATATGACTACGTACAACCCCACCGTCCGATCTGGAAAACCGCCGTTTTTTGGGCCACCTGAGATTTTGTATCACGTTATCAATGAGTTGCGAGAGATTTTGCCGGCCCATCTGTTGTACACGCTCGGTCATATATCTTGCAAGCCGTTGATATTAAACGGAAACAGGTGGCCCAAGATTTTTCTGTAGTGACACGAGAGCCATATGACGATTTCCGCGCAAGCTGTTGATTTCATGAGGCAAGCCAAAATGCCCATAGGAGCGCCCCGGCCCAAGGTGTTCGCCGCAAAGATACGGAAGTTGTATTGACACCACATGAAGTTTCGTGGTGACAATACGGCTGGATACGTGGTGACATGACGCTGCGCAAAACATGCAGCCGTCATGTCACCACACAACACACAAGCAGCGCGCTTGCCATGCCGTCTGGATTGGTGCTAGGTTTTGGTGGCCGGGGAGCTTCGTGGCAGTCGCTCGACCCGGCCAGACACAAGCGGAAGAGAGGTTCCGATGCGATACATTGATGCTATCACCGTGAAGCGGCTTATGGAAGTCATAGAGATCACAGATGATGGACTTGTCAAATTCAGGGTCAAGAACGGGCACAACTCTGCCGGATCTCATGCACGCATTCGGAAAAACGGATCCAGGTTTTATGTCCTGATCGACGGTCGCAAGGTCGATATGATCCGAGCCGCTTGGGCATATCACCACGGAGAATGGCCTGACTTCACGGTTGTTCAGGACGTGTATCGTGACTTCGATTTCAGGGCTGAAAACATTCAGACTTGGGCAGAGAAGCGCGCGAAATGACAGACCCTATTTCAGCGTTCATTGACCACATGCGGTCTGTAGGTTGCGCACCGGATGCGTCTGTAGCAATCGTCGCAAACGACAAGAGCACGAGATACCGGCTTGAGGGAGACCGGCCAAATACGACAAATGGCCTGTATGTTCTCAACGTCGATCATGATGGTTTTGCATACGGCAGGTGCATAAATTTCCGGGATGGCGTGTCGCACTCATGGCACAGCAAGAGCACCAGGAAGGCATCAGATGAGGATCGCGCGGCGTGGAAGAAGCGCCGCGACGATGCCAAGGTGGCGCAGGAACGCGAGCGAGCTGCAGAAGCCGCAGCAGCTGCGGAGAAAGCTCGCCGCATATGGGCTGAGGCTGATCGCGAAGGCAGTAACGCGTATCTCGATCGCAAAGGACTGACCTTGGCGCATATAGGGTGCCGCATGTCGCGCGGGTCTGTCGTGGTGCCGATGTGGTCATCGAAGAAGCTGGTCGGCTTGCAGTTCATCGACGGCGACGGTGACAAGCTGTTTCTCAAGGGGACTGCCAAGGAGGGCGCGTATCACGCCATTCCAGGCACCGGGGATATGATCGTGATCGGTGAGGGCTTGGCGACGATGGCCGCGGTGCAACGCGCGCTGGGTTGCAGTGCGGTCATCGCGTTCGACGCCGGCAACCTCAAGCCCGTCGCGCAGGCCATGGACAAGGCTTATCCAGAGAAGCGGATCGTCATTGCCGCCGATGCTGACCAGTGGACGATCCCGGCGAACAAGCGTCCGGCAGACTGGGACAACCCGCCCGGGGATGACCCTCGATGGCATGAGTGGCGCAAGGCCGGGCTGTGCGTCGATACCGGAGCCGAGAAGGCGATGCAGGCGGCGGTTGCCATCGGTGGGGCTGTGGTCGTCTCGCCACCGTTCCCTGGAGACGATGCCGAGCGCCGGACTGACTGGTGGGATTATGCGGCGGCAGAGGGGGATGACGCGGTGCGGGCGGCATTCGAGACGGCGATGAATCCGCCAGTTGTGCAGGACTATTCGCCAGATGACATTGGAGACGGCTGGGAGCCTGATCCTGGGTATGGCGATGTGGTCGAGGATGACCCATGGGGCGGAAACACGGTCCTTCGGGCGGTCAGGCCTCTAGGTCGAAACGACAAGACGTTCTATTTCTTCCCTAGAGCCTGCGGACAGATTATCGAGTTCACCGGGCCGGCGCTTGCGAACATGCAGAACCTTGTGACCATGGCTCCAAAGAGCGTGTGGGAGATGAATTTCGAGGCGAAGTCAGGCGAGAAGAAAATGGCTGGAGAGGCATCGCTGATGCTGATCGAGGCTTGCAACAGGCTTGGCATCTATGACCCGGATACGAAGCGCGGTGTTGGGGTATGGCTGGAGGGGGAAACGCCCCTGATGAACGCTGGCGATAAGCTGTATTGGGCCGGTGGATCATGCCTGCCGCCAGACTACAAGAGCAAGAATGTCTATGTCATGGGTGGATGCGTCGGTCGTCTGACCGATGACCAGATGGGCAATAAGGACGCGGCCGAGATCCTGCGCATCTGCCTGGCGCTATCTTGGAAGTCGCGCACAGCGGGATACATGCTCGCGGGATGGATCGTGACTGCGCTTGTTGCCGGGGCGCTGAGGTGGCGCTCGCACATCGTCCTGACCGGGGAGAAGGGGGCGGGAAAGTCGTGGGTGCTGGAAAACATCATCAAGCCTTTGCTTGGCCGCCTGGCGCTATCGAGGGACGGCGGCACGACTGAGCCGAAACTGCGCATAGACATCGGCAGCACAACGCGTCCTGTGGTGATGGACGAGGGCGAAAGTGAGACGATGCGCGACCGCACCAACATGGAACAGATATTCATGCTCGCGCGGAAGGCATCCAGCGGATCGAACGTGGCAAACTTCAACGGAGTCTATCCTATCCGGTCATCATTCTGTTTCGCAGCCATCAACCCGCGTATCGTTCAGGGCGCAGATCTTGACAGAAACACGATCCTGCATCTTGTGGTGAACAGGACGGACGGAGCTGCGGAGGAGTTCAGAAAGCTGCAACGACGTGTATCGTCTGCTATAACAGAGGCATCATCTGAGCGTCTTCTTTCGCGGGCGTTCCACAACCTTCCGGCGCTTCTGGCGAACATCGAGACGTTTTCCGATGTTCTGGAACAGCAAGAGGGTAGCAAGCGGTTCGGAGACCAGTTCGGCACCCTGATAGCCGGGGCATACAGCCTGACCAGCACCGGAGAGATTACGCGAGAGGCTGCGGTGGAGTGGTGCGCCAAGCATGAATGGCGGTGGGCGAAGACCGACAACGAACAGACAGACAGCGAGCGGCTTCTGCAGTTCCTGTTGTCGGCAAGGGTGCGATACGATGACCGCGGCATGGCGCGAGAGGCCAGCGTTGGCCGCCTGATCGACCGGGCTCTGAACGCAGACGGCAGTGACCGCGATGGCGCAGTTGCCGCGCTTGGCGAATATGGCATGAGGGCGGATAGGGACTGGCTGTGCGTTGCCAGCCCGTGCAAGCCTATCGGAGATATGCTGCGTGACACGCCTTGGGCTGGATCATACCGCCGCGCGCTTGGCGAGCTGGACGGCGCCGAGGCCCGCGACAAGATGAGGTTTACAACGTCGATGCGGGTCAGGGCCGTAGCCGTTCCGATGCGGCACGTTCTGGCCGAGGATGATCAGGATGAGGAGGAATTGCCGTTTGACGTGGGGGACTTCGCATGACCCATTTCAGCGCAGAGCACCAAGCCGAATACAAGGACATGCTGACCGAGATGATCCGCTACGCGGGCTTTCAGGACGGGGTTCGCGCCGAGTTGCGCCACATCAAGTCCTGCTATTCCATGACAGGACAGCAACGGCGCATCGTTGACGATCTGTTCGGCAT